TCTTTGTCTCGCCCTTCAACTGCGCGAAGGCACCAGATTGCATCATCAAGTCCGTTGCTTTCTAGCACCGTCAGAATCGACAGAGGCTCGTCGTCTGCCTTTGTCTTTCCCAAGTGTTGGAGAAGTTTGGTCCAGCCTTCAGTGCAAGGGGATTCAGCTCGGATTTTGTTGAGAGTTGTTTTCATGTCTAGCCTTTCTGTTGTTTGAGTCCACGTGACTCAATGGTTGATGTGTTCCATGTCTGTCCTTGCTGCTGACTATGTGTTTATTATACAGGTCCAGGGCCAAATGGTCAACCGTTTTTTGGTATTTTTGCCAGATTTTTACCAAAAAAAGTGTTGTATTTCTACAACAAATGATAGTACTTGAGTATTACCGGCTTTGCACAAGGGTTGAAATCAGCTTATTGCAGTAGTCAACACATTGCCACCGCTTTGAGGTGTGCAGTCAGACTACACCCAGTAAGACCTGCAAGATGCGAATGAGTGTACCTTGTCGTGGCCGCCAAGCTTCAAAGTCCTTGCCACAATCAGTCTGCGACTGCCGTGTGGTTGTGAGCCAGACTCCCGATACAGCGCAGACGCCAGTCTCAAACGATCCGCAGCGGTGGGCACATGTCATGCATGTGCGTGGTACTGGTATGCTCATGTTGCACTCCCGTTCTTTTCCTTGAGTTTGGTTTCGATGGCTCGGGCAAAAGCCAGCAATTGCTCATCATAAGCACTAGACTGCATCGCAATCTCCGCAAGTTCTTCTTCACTCAGCCCAACGAATTGCCGCTGTGCTGCGGGCGGGGGTGGCTTTCAGCGCAAACAGGTGGCGAATCCAAAGCTGTGCGCTCACCGCTGGTCAGCGAAGGTGACGCACATTCTAGCGCTACGCTGCGGATGCACCCAGTCACTCCCTCATGACAAGAAAATGAGCAGTCGCATTCGCCGCAGCCAGTCCACGCCACAGACTCCTGCACAGGTACCGGCGCTGTGCAGTCAGACAGCTGGACACGCGCAGGCCATCCACAATCAAGGTCTCCCGCTGCAACATGGAGTGCCCCAAGCTCTGCCCCGCACTTTACGCAAAAAGGTGCTGCGGGGCGAACGGGTACAGGTGCTGTCTGTGCCGCTTCGATGGCGGTGCGCAGAATATCTTGCGCTAGATGCCCAAGTCCTTGTTCAAGGGCTGTAAGCGCCTGCTTCATTACGTTCAGTTGTGTGTTCATTTCAGTTACCTTGCTGTTTATGTGTTTATTATACCGGATTTAGGACCAACTGTCAATAGGCTTCTGCGTAATAAGTCCAAACACCTTTAGGATATTCGCTAAAGGCCCAACTGACCCTACGGTTACCACAATCGCATCGACGATCGTTGCCGTCCCAGCCATCGCAAGTCTCACCTTCGTCCCACGCATCAGCACAGTTCTGCCCATCAAACTCCACGGTGTTCCATGTGTTGGCCATCTCTGCTGACTGTGCTGTAGCTGCCGCTTCTGCTTGTTCACGGGTTGCATAGGTAGTCATTTGTATTCCTTTACCAAACGATCCATTTCACGATCGAAACCAACGATAGCTTTTGTCTTGTACTTGAGTGCCCGAAGAGCCCAACGGTTGCGTTCTTCTGCGGTTTCTGCGAACTCGGACATACCTGCCCGGGCATCAGCCTTTTCAATCAAATCAACTACTGTGCCTAATGCAATGTAAAACATGGATTCAACTTTCATTTGCTGCTCCTGCTGTGTTGCTGTTTATGTGTTTATTATAGCGGATTTAGGACCAACTGTCAACCATTTTTAGTCAAAAAAAAAGCGTTGTATTTCTACAACGCTTTTAAAAAGTACTACTTAGGGTTTAAAACGCATCGTAGTAGCTGAAGCTCTTTTCTTTGATCTTGTTCAGTGTAAGGGTAATACCTTCACTATTGACAAAAACAAACTTAGAACTTGCACCAGCCTGGCTTTCAATCTTCTTCAAGTCAGAAGCATTGAATCGAATACGTTTCCATTTCCAATCGAAGTCGCCGTCTTCGTCCTTTTCGTCTTCGTACTCCTTGACATTCAACTCTACTTGGGTTTGAATTGGGTTACCACTCCATTCACTACGGTCCATGTCTTCGGGCTTGACTTCTTCGCCTTCGCGAATCATCTTGAAGGTAAATCTATCGCCGCCATCAAACTCAGGCTTCACGTTCAGCATACGAAGTGCATCCTGAGGAGCTTCATCGTAGCGGTTCATTTCTTCGACTGTGGCTTTCAACATGTCAAAGTTAAACTGGCTAAACAAACTTGCGATTTGGCACAGTTTTTCAGTGTGCTTTTGCAAGTCGGGCTTCAGGTTGTCTTGGCAGTATTCTGTAATGAAGTTAGCATCAAGACCCTTGTAGTCAATCATGTAGAACAAGCGACCTGGACGATTGCGCATGTGTTGGTTCACACGCCACTTGTCGTTACAAGTTAGAACAAACAACTTCTTGCTTGGGAATACACCATCCAGCAAGGTCAGGGCCTTTTCTTGGTCATCTTCATCATACACTTTTTCAAACTCATCAAACAACACCATGCAAGGCTGTTCGATCATTTGCATGAACGCATTAAACTTGTCGCCGACCCAAGGTGCATTGATAACAATGCAAGGAATGCCCCAACGCTTGGCGGATTCAATTGCCAAGTTCTTGGCCAACAATGACTTACCAGAACCTTTTTCACCTGCCAGCATAACACCTGTACTTGCAGTACGATCCATAAAAGTAGCCAAGATGCGATCAGTGTTCCGCTCAAGGTCGCCGTAACGCTTGCCCTTGATTTCAAATGACTCGATATGCTCCAAATATAGTGGGCCATCCATGGGCATTTCTTTGACCACGTAGTTACCAGCAGGCAGTGCTTCATGGAGATCCATGGCTTCTTTAGTAGAGACTCGGAATGTGTTGCCAGATTTCAAAAAGTAAGACATGTAAATCCTTTGCTTATGTCTTTGTTGCTATATGACTATTATACAACGGGCAAACAGTTTTGTCTACCCGTTGTTGTAACTTATTTGCGAGCGTTTGCCCGAACTTGGTCGAATGTGATTTCTTTTACAAGTTTGCCATCGCGGTATACTTCTTCCAGTACGTTAACAAAGTCACCAATGGCCTTGTCGTGCCATCCGGTTGGGCGAGCAACTGCACTCACATACTCGCCACCACTCTTCCAAAGTGTAACACGTCCTGCTTTAGACTTTTTACCCGGATCAGTAACAGGATCTTTCTGGACATCTACCCAAGTTCCGTTGATACAGGCTGAACTTGCTTTTAGGGCAAACTTTTGAGTATCACGATCAATTGCTTGCAGTAGGGCGCCGCCCATACCAAAAGCAATGTTGTCAGCACTCCAGCCCATGGCCATGAACGCACCAAGGATTGAGCGAACTGTAAGCTCGTTGATACCATCGCCCTGAATAAGTCTAACATTGTTTAATACCTTGAAGCCCTTGGCGTTTACTGTGTATCCGAACTTTTCGCCCAAGATCTCAACCAGTCGACGATTAACTTCGACTGGATCGCCGGAGTCAGGACGAATAACGACAAACCCACCAGTTTTTCCGTGGTCTTCAATCCTCTGTTTGATTTCAATGTCGTCTCCCAACATCTCACAAAACTTAAAAACATCATAAGAGTCTGCTACCATTGCAAAGATTGCACCTGGTTTAGCAAACTGATCCAGCATATTCATTACATATTTCTTTTCGCTCATTTTAAAACTCCTTTAAAAATTAAATGCCTGAAGTCTATCTTCAGGGCTTCCAATCAATGAGTACAAAATTACACCCATTAAAATCTTTACTTTTCTGTCGATCTGATGTAAAGGTAGAACCTTTTATAGCAGATTCCCAGACACTAGCCGGGCAGTTGAACTTCTGAATAAATTCTTGCTTACCGCCCCAGAATGTAAATCGTTCAGTGCCATCAGCATTATAGCATATAAACTTTTTATCGTTGGCCCTTTTGTACTTCTCAGTATCCATTGTACCTTTAGGGATGTTCACAAACTTTTGTTGTTCAATTTCATAAACTGTTGTCCACCCAGTAGTTCCGACAATGTGTTGTCTAGGATCAACCAGTTCAGCAAGAACTCTAAAACTTTTACCTGTCAATCGATCTTTGACCATTGTGGTACCGGATCCGTTTGGCAGGTATCGGTCTTTGTGTGCGTAGTATTCATTCTGAGTTATGTGTTGAGTTATACCCAACACTTTATCATATGCAGTTATTTTTCCTTTGTGAACCCCAGACAAGTTCTTTGTTATAAACTCATCTTTGGTCACATATTGTTTCTTCCCATCTTTTACTGCTACAATACCACCAAACACTTTTTCGTGTATCGCCGAATTGAAATCTTCTGTTGGAATCGATGATGTTAGCCCCGTACTATTCTCTCTAACTGACACTCTCCTTGTAGATGCAGTATTATACTTGTCTTTATTAGTACGATATTCTTCTACACTCACCCGCATTTTATCACCCGCTGTCTTCAAGTATACTTGCACGGAACCCGAAGTCGGGTAACGATGTATAGTTTTATCAAACTGATCAACAGGTATTCGGGTGAATAATCCGGGAGTTGTTAGTAATTCGACTGCAACCGTTCCTTTTGTACACCATCCAGTTCCACCTAATACAATGTTGTATGTATCACTTCGTTTAATGAAATCCTCATTCACTAATTCTGCTTCTTTGCGGTCCATATCTTCAAAATTATCATATACGAACAAAATCTCTTTACTGAATACATCTCTTCCATGTTTAGATAACGCATTTTGGATTCTAGTACCAGAACCCATATATTTGTCATCCAAATTATCGGTGATGTGCTGTCCGATGTAGATTTGATTTGTTTCTTTATTGGTAATTTTGTAAATAGTATAAAACATATAAACTCCTTGTTATATTGTATTTATACTATTTATGCCGCAGAGCAGTAATTACTTCCCAAAAGAGGTAGAAATAGAGTGTTCACTTGCTGGAATTGAGAACCCAGCAATGCCAGCATTGTAATACTCACGAGCAAATAAGATACCGCTAATAGTATCTGTGCCCATGAAGTTGACCAAGTGGGCCGCGCCGCCAATTCCAGCGGATTCCATAGAAGACACACCACGAGCACCGAAATCATGTAGTTTAAAATCAATAGCAGTAGGGTCACCAGTACGCTCCAAATAGTCAAGAATGACTTGTTTAATTGTGTAAGATTGTGTTGCTACAGTAGTACCGTACCACACTG